CTGTTGCTGTTGCTGTTGCTGCTGTTGATTGGCGGAATCGCGTGCGTTCTTTATCACCTGGTCGTTGATCGCCTCTTGAACCGCAACACTCCAGGGCTTACCAGTCTGCTCATGGCCAATTTGATACCCGTATTGGTTGATAAACCTATCGGCAATGGCCAGCGCTTGTGCGTCTGTCAGACCAGAAGCCTTGGCCTTGTCGTACACCGTGCGCTTGTTCTCCGTGACTATCTGGATGCGGTTGCCGTCCTTATCGACACGGAATCCCTCCTTGTCCACACCCTGCCGCTTGCGCTCCAACTCAAGCTCGCGCTCCAGCAGCTCGTTGGCTTTTTCCTGGGCGGATATGCGCCGCTCAATTTCGGCGTTCTGAGCCTCCAGAGCCACCGTAGCAGCCAGCGCAGACCTCTCGAACGCAGTCATGTATCCACGTGCGTTGTTGATCGCGTTTGAGGCTTTGCCCATCGCATCGACCGTCACCTTGCCGGTCTGGTCGATGGTGACGTTCAGGTTGCGTGTCGCCGCTTCCCCTTTAAGCATGGATTCGGCCATCTCGCGGCCCATGTCACCAGCGGCATCAATGACAGACTGTGCGTATTTCTCAAACGCCGTTTTCAGTTGCTCAACACTGGCCCTACCGTCCTCCTTGATCTTCTGCCATGCTTTCTCGTTCTTGTCTGCGATCTGGGCCAGTTCCTCTGGAGTCTTGATGCCAAGCTGGTGATACGCGGCGGTTAGACTCTCGACAGCCTTGATTTCATTCTTCAGCCCTTTGATCTGCTCGTCGATACTCTTGTTGGCATCCTTACGTGCCAGGAGCAGCTTTTCTTCTACATCGAGCAAATCACGCTTGGCTTTGTTTTCATCGGTGTCAGCGGTCAGTAGCTTCCGCTGTGCGTCGAGGATCTTCAGGCGTGCATCAATCTCGGCATCTGCCAGGCCACGACGACGCTCAAGAATCTTGATGTTCTCGGTCTTGATCTGGTTTTCGAGTTTGGTGACATCGTTGATCTGACCTGTGCGCGTGGCTTCGTCTTTCAGGGTTTCAAGATGCTTAATCCTCGAACCGCTCTCCAGGTCTTTTTGCGCTGTCAACGCCTCTGTTTGCTTCAGCTCGACGTTGGTGTTGCGGATCAAATCCTTGACACCATCGTTGTACAACGCAGTGGCTGTGCCGATTTCCTCGCGCACTCGCTTCAGATCGCCGCCAACATTCCAGCCCTCTTTTTGCAGGTCGATCAACTGCGATTCAGTGGCGCGTAATGCCGTCAGCAACTGACCATACGCACCGATTTCTTTCGAGTGGTCTTTTAAGGCCAGCGTCTGAATTCCACGCGCACGGGCTTCTGTTTCAGCGGCATTTGCTGCCGCACGCATCTGCTGAAGCTCCGGCTCCGCCTTTGCCAGTTTGTCGTCAATGGCTTTGGTTTCGTTCTTTATCTGCTGTTCGTTCAACCCACGGGACCGATAAACGTCCTCTAAGTGCTGCTTCGCTACAAGAAGAAGGTCCACCTCAGCCTGTTGACTCTTGGCAACTTCTTCGAGAGCGTTGGCTTGGAGCCTGGTGGCTTCAGCCTCGGCTTTCGCTATCTCAGCGTTGTCGCCCGTCAGCTTCGCCAGCGTTACAAGCTGCTGTCCTTCTTCTTCTGCCGCCTTGGCTTTGCGCTGATAGCCCTCCGTCAATTGCTCCTGTGTTTTTAGCAATTCTTCGGCTTTTGCTCGATACGGAACTATCTTGTCAGCAGCCTGCAGCGTTGCATCGCCCGCCAGTTTTGTTGCCGCCGCAGACAGGTTTTGCCCTTCTGCCAGCCTGCGGGTTGCATCCTCAAGTTGCAGTACGGAGGGGGCAGCAGCAGACGACGACGTGCCGAATTTGGTATTACCGTCACTTGCCTTTTGCTGTGGGTCGAGCATTTGCCCGTATGCATCCTTCAACTTTCCGAGTCGAGACGCGGAATCGTCGGTTTCCTTTTTCAAGAACTCCCATGCAGTCTTGGCGTTACCCCCGGTAAGAACATCAAACAATGCAACAGCACCCTTTACAGTCAACTGCAGCGCTTCGTAAAACCCCATGAGTGCGATACTTGCTGTGCCAACAGCTCCGCCAAGCAACTTGATGCCGCCAGTCAGCAGTTGCACCCATCCAGCGTCACCAGCGGTCTGTGCCGTCAGTGTCAGGAAGCCCTTGAAGCGCTCCCAGGCGTTCGCCACGCCGTCTGTGTCGCCCTGGAGTTTCTGCAAAGCAGACGACAGTGCCGGGAACAGGTCACGTGCAGCCAGGTTGCCGCTCTCAACCAACTTGTTCAGTTGCTGCTCGGTGATGCCAAGCCCTTGAGCAACCAGACCCATCGCACCGGGCAGCCGGTCGCCTAACTGCTGGCGCAGCTCTTCCATCGACACAACGCCCTTGCTGGCCATCTGAGCAAGTGCGTTGAGCGCTCCGCTTGTCTCGTCAGCACTCAGGCCAAGTGAAGCAGATGCGCGGGTGACGGCCTTGAACAACTCATTCGACTGGTCGAGTGGGATGTTGGCCGACTTCATCGCCGCAGAGAACTTGATGAACTCGCTGGTCAACGACCCCATCGACACACCGGAATCCATCGCTGTCTGCCGCAAGAAGTCGATCTGTTTTGCTGCCAGTTCGGACGAACCATAGACCGCGTTCAGGCCACGGGTCATCTGGTCGCCCTTGATGACAGCCTGGACGAACTCGGCACCCAAGTCCTTGACCTTCTGGACCAGATAGCCGACACCATCGGCAACGAGGTTCCCGGCAGCGATCTGCCCCATCGACCCTGCGAACAACTTGGCGGTCTTGTCGCCAATCGTCATCGTGCCGTTCAACTCACGCAGATCGCGCTCCAGCGCGTTGATCTTGGCATTGCCTGCATCGAATGCGCCTTTGAGCGTGACTCCTGTGGCCGCGCTCTCGGAGGCCAGCGTCTCCATCGCCGCCTTGGTCTTGGCTATTTCCTCTTTCAAGTCCTGTGCCGAACGCACACCGACCGTCTTGAATGCGCTTTCGATCTTGGCACTGGCCTGCGAGGCCGCCGCCGCTGTCTCTTTAACCTGCTGCTCGGCCTTAGCCAGTTCGGTTTCCCAAAACCGCACATACTCAGCAGCCTGCGACAAGCGCTGCGCTTCTGTAGCCAGTTTCTCGAATGCGTTTTGCTGTGCAAGTTCTTGCTCCGCAGCAACCAGAACCTCAGTCTCACGTGCAAGTTTCTGAGCCGCTTCCTTCGCCTCAACGATGGCAAAAGCCTCACGCTGCCATGCTTCCTCGTCGGCTGTGGCCTTGGCCTTAGCCGCCGCATACTCCTGGTTCGACCGCTCGGCATCCCGCAGCGCCAGGACTTCGGCCTGTAGCGCTTGCTCGCCCTGCTTGAGCAGGTCGATCTGGCGTTGCTCTTGGATCGCAAGCAGACGGTCTGATTCGGCCATCTCCGCGATAGCGGCTTTGCGAGCGTCGATAGCTGTCACGCCACGGTTGAAGATGGCGATCAGCTCGGCCTCAGATGCCGTGATGTTCTCAGTGGTGACTCCGAGTTTCTGCGCTTGCTCCGATGCTGCGTTCAGCGCTGCGCTGTTGTCGTTCGCGGCCTTTGTCAGCTTGTCAACCGACTGGACCGACTTGTCGTATTCCTTGGCCAGCCTATCCACAGACGACTGGGCTTTGTCGTACTCCGAAGTGGCCGCCTTCTGTTCCTCACGCAACTCGACCAGGCGGGTCCGCCCTTCAGTCTGCTTGTCGATCAACGCCTTGAACTTGGTTTGATACTCTTCGGTCTTTTTCCCGGCAGCATCGTACTCTGCACGTAGCTTGCTGATTTCGCCGGAGTAGATCGCCAGCTCCTGCTTCGCCGCGATGACAGCATCCTTGGCCTCACGCTGCTTTTCCGCAGCTTGCGACGACGCTTGCTGCAGGACTTCAAGCCTCTGACCAAGCTCGGATGTTTTCTGAGCAGCATCGGTCTGTGATGACTTCAGTTGCTCCGTTTCGTCGGCCAACTTCTTGATGGTCTGGACGGCGGTGTTCTGTTCGCCCAGGCGGGAGATTTGATCCGCAAGCTGTTTGAACTCAGGGCCAGCAAGCCCGCCCTCCTTCGCCAGCGCGTTAATCGCCGTCTGGAGTTGCTTAATGCCCTCTTCCCCAAGGGATTCAACCGCAAGGGTAAGGATTACGTCACGTGAACTGGAGCCTGTTGCCATACTGCGCTACCTATGCAGAAAAAAGAAAACCCGCCATGCTTCATAGGCGTGGCGGGTCTGTGGCTGCGGGTACGCCCCGCCGCGCCTTAGCCGGTGATTACGCAGTACGCAGCGTGACGGTAAACGGCTGGGACTTGCCAGTAGGCGTTTTCATCTTGCCAGGCAAGCTAACATTAGCAAAGTCGTTCGCTAAAAAGTCGAACGCGCTATTGGCAGCGATCACGCCTTCGTACACCTCAACGATGCAAGGCAGACCGTCGGCCTGGTTAATACCGTCGAACACGAAGCGAGCGCGAACGTCAGCGCTGGTGGCACCGTTGATGACGGTGCCGCTGGTTGCGCTGTAGCTGCACGACACGTCAACGTGTTGATCGGCAGCAATGGCACCAGCGCTCAGTGCCTTGATAAGACCCAGAACGCGGTTGAGTTTGTAGTCGGTATCCTCAACGTAGGTGATGAGGCCGGTCGCAGAATCCTTGACCGTGACGGTGGAACCCAGGGCTTCCTTGCTGACAGACACCCAGCTATCGGCCTTCGTGGTGACTTCGTGATCCGTCAACGTGCCGGAGCCTTGAGACACAGCGGCTTGCGTGCCCAGCAGCGCCAGCGCCATCGACTCCTTGTTCACTTCCTTCAGCTCCAAGGTGAAGTCAGCAGGCTTTTGCAAAGCCACGGACTCCAGAGTTTGACCGTAATCGTTGCGACCCTTGGACACCAACTCCTTGATGTCCACGTTGGGCTTGATCTGAAACTTGTCGGCGTAAAACGGGCCTTTCAGGCCTTGGGCTACGCCCCCAACAATACGCTCGATGTAAACGTCACCTGCGCCTAGAAAACCGCGTGCGGCCATAATGGAATGCTCCTGTGGTTAAATGCCGCAGACTGACGGCACGAACAAATAAAACAATCGCAAGTTTCCGCTTTTTATCGTCAACTTGCACTGCGGCCC